ATGAAAAGAAGCAAATTTAAAAATATTCCATTTGTTTCCACTGTAATATTGTCATTTATTTTTTTTGTACTTTATCTTTTTGCTGCAAATCAATTCAATGTAAACATAGCATTAACAGTAATAGCTTTCATACTAACCGGTCTTTCCGGATTTGATTTTTTTAAAAACCTCACATCAATTGATCGTGAAAATAAGCCACCTGTGGATCTATTAGTAGTATTCAGTGTTGCCGTGGCAATAACATCTATTATATCAATAGCATGTAAAATAGATGAAAGCAGTTTAAAACCACGAGAACAAGTAACCATCATTTCGACGTTAGTTTTACTAATCATAGGAATGGTTGCATCTGCTTACTTAAAGCACAAGCATATAATAAAACCAAAAATTAGGGTTTTGGAGAAAGAAAGCTTTTCAATATTAAGAGAAAATGATGACGCCATTACTATTATTACAACCATAAAAAAAGCCCCTTAAGGGGCTTTTTAACTACCACCAACCATAATCAATAGTACTTGCAACAACTGCCCTAATGGTACTTGTATCACTACAATCCCAAATGCATCCAGTACTGGAACTATGATCCAGTTATAGAGGATTATCAAACTCAATACGAAACCTAAAAAGTTTCGCCAGTGAAATGAACTTTTCTCAATTTCTTCTTTGTTTACTTCTATCTGCCCTTCTGCATTAGTTTTTGTAACTTCCTGTTCAACCGTTTTCTTCTTGATGAAGAAATCAATTCCAGCTTTAATCATATCAATTAATACATTTATCATTCTATAATCCCCACGCAATACACCCAAAAGTGTTTACCTTTTACAAATAACTTTTTCTCTTCTATCAAGTACACTGATGTTTCATCAGTTCTTAATTTCCATTTCAGTACTGAACCTTCCTGAAATTGTTGTGGTTTCTCATATGCCACATTCATGTAACTACCACATTTGATATCGTTAGCAGTTAGTACCTTCTTAAACTTCTTTCCAAGAAAACAAATATCAATTGGAGTACTGTTAGCGAAGGGTTCAATACCATTCATTGTTATATATGCAGTTTGTTCACCATAATGTTTATCAAATATCATGTACTTTTTACCCTTAATGTCCCTTTAATACCACTAATTACTAAACGTGCCCCCTTATTGGCTTCTTTATAGAAGTCATAAATTATTTTACGTCTCTTATCTTCACGTAGACCAATTACACGTTTTTTATTATTCTTTTTGTTCTTAACGTTCGTATCTATGAGACGTTCTTTATTACCCTGCCTGACGATTTTATAACGGCCTTTCTTGAGGTTTGTATACAGACCAGAAATGTTACCCTGTTTGGTTAATCGTGCTGAACTGGTCGGTACAAACTTACGTACAGCTTCCTCTTTTACGAGAACGTTATATAAATACTTCGCCTGTACTTTCTTAACGAAAATTTCACAGGTGACACCAGTACTGGTTTTTTGATATGTAAACATAACAGCACGATTAGTAAATGGAACAGCACCACGATCAACCGAGTTGGTAATACCAGTCTGTAAATTCTTTGACAATATCCGAGTACGGTTAATGATTTCCTTCTGAAAATTACGGCCTAAATCCTGTCCCGTACTGTTTATGTATCGCTGTACATTACGTATGCCACTTATACTACTCATCTCTTTTCCTTAATTTAAACAGGATAATAATTCCTGCAATATCCCATGAAGTCGTTTTTTATCTTTGCCTACGGGCAAACGAGCCTTATGCATCAGTGATAAATTCAGACACTGTGGTTTCAATCCCTCATAAATAATCAATGCGGCCTCAATCAATAGAGTCTCCCGCATTGTTGGAAAAGCCCACAGGATAGTTTTTCTGTACTGTTCACCATCAGCAATTTTTTGATTAACTATTTTTGAACTTGATGTGTACTCACGCCATCCATTTTCTATTGAATCGATCTTTAATTTTTTAACATCTTTCACTCTTTTGTACATCTGTTTACTACCGATATACGTAGAGCCGTCTGCGAATTGAAAAAGATAAACAAATCCACAATAGCTACCATTTGTTAATTCTTCTTCACTCCAGTCGGTTGTGTAGTTCCATTCCATAAATATTCCATTATAACAATTACTATAGGAATATTTATGGATTTAAAAGCCAGATTATGGATATACGAAGGTACAAAGCAAAATCAAACTAAAATGAACTATTTCAGGAATGGGAAGTTTTACCCGTATAAGGATTCACTTGGAAAACTAACGATTGGCTGCGGTCATTTAGTACTGAAAAATGAAAATTTTAGTGAGGGCATAACAGAAAAAGAAACGGAGATTCTGTTATCACGTGATCTCGCGAATGTTATTTTGGAGGTACAGTCATTGGGATTGAGTGTGCCCGATGACTGGAATGATTTTTTGATCATTATGACATTTCAGTTAGGCATTAATGGTGTGAAGAAATTCAAAAAAATGATTAATGCATTACATGTAAAGAATTTTAGGGAAGCAGTAGTACAGGCGAAAGACAGTCTCTGGTACAGGCAAACACCCAATCGTGTAGATGATATGATTCGACAATTAACCAACAAATAACAAAGGGGCATTATGCCCCTTTACCATTTTCCAGAATCGTTAAGATACGTTCAATTTTCAAATCGAGTTGATGAATTTGATCTTCCAGATTCTTCAAGGATATCTTCATCTCATCCTGTTCATTCGAGAGACGAATAATACTACTCTCCTGTAGAGCAATCTTAGTTTCAACACTTCCCATTCGATCCAGCAAATCATTTGTATCAGTACTGTTATCCCGATAGATCGTCCACAAAAGCGTACAAACAGCAACTATACAGGCTGCAATTGTTCCAAAGTCCATTTTTTAACACCTTATTATTGTAATATTATTATTTATATTTAATATCCAGTAAAACTGGCTAAGGCAATACGGATTCCATTACCACCCATCGCCTGTTGATATGTTTTTTGTAACCTGTTGATGTACTGAATCGAGAATGATGTACTGCTGTTGCGTCTAATCACAATACCTGAATATCCAGACGTAGTACCATCAGTACTGTAATTACCAGGGCATTGACTGATGCAAATCCACGGATTAGCAATTACTGTATTCACAGTTAGAGCGTTTTTCAAATCATGTGATGGTGGCACAGTAATGAAATCAGATATACGGGGCATGGTTCCGGCACTTGCCGCAGACCATATGAGATTACCCGCAGCATCAAATACATCAAGATACCCAGACTGAATAGGCGTGGTATTACTGCATATCATAAAGCGTCCTGTCCCCTGTTCATACATACTCGCTCCAGGAAAACAATAACTCCCGTCCGTTAATAGCTGAAACCACTTTAACCCACTTTCGGGGAAAAACGGATATGGTAAATTACCCAACGTACTACCATTACCAAAATCACTAACAATTCTTGAAAAACCAATATCAGACAATGTACCCATCGCTTTTACAGTACTCATCACAACGGATTTATTCTCAGAGTCAATAGTTAACGCCCCCGCTGAATTATAAAGTTGAAAACCTGCCATCATTCCACCTTAAACATCGAATTTATATACATCAAAATAGAGCGTAGCTGGATAAGCACCACTGGTTGGTAAGTACTGAACTGTAAAAGTATCATTACCGGGAATGCAGTAATAATCATTCCACGGCATATTAGTTCGTAGTACTGCCAACCATCCATTGGGACGCATTGATGGAAATGGTATGCTCCATGTTGTAATTCCTGCTGATACTGCCAGACTGACAGTACCCATAAAACGCATATTGTAATCATTGAGATCGACGGTTAAAGTTCCCGTTGCATCCCAACATTGTAAACCCTGTGCCATTTTTATTCCTTATTACCATAATCCCATTCGAACACGTAACGTTCCATTGTTATCAAATATCTGAATGAGGTTATTACTGATTGTCATTCGTCCAGTACCGCCAGCACCATTAATATATAAATTACCAGCTTTATCCATTAACCATCCGGTACTGTTAGGTACATAATTATTGCTCTGAATGTACTGACCTATTTTTGCGTTAGTAATTTCACCATCAATAATTTTCGCCGAATTAATACTCGCATTGGCAATCTTACCATTGGTAATAGCACCATCAGCAATGTATGCAGTGCCTATCGAACCAGACTGTATAATGGCATTATTGAGGTATGTTGTATTTCCAACAATAGCAAACGGAGCTACCGCACCAACTGTTGCACCCGCTGATGGAGCAACTAATAATTTATCAGCAACAAAATAGATAGCACTATTATTTACAGTACCCTGGCTTGCGACAAGTCGAATACCCGATACAACGCCATTAGCATTTGCAGAAAGTGTGTAAGACGCATCAACCGTACTCTTATCTGCTTTTGCAGTCATTTGTTGGTTAACACCCGCAATCTGATTATCAGTACTTGCCTTGAGTTGTGTAATTGCCTGTGTTTGTGCGGAATTATTATCTACAACTGTCTGGTTCAATGTAGTGATTTTGGCAGTATTACCATCAACTGTATTTTTCAGTGTATCCACGCGAGTATTGGTATATGCCGTACTCTGATTTACTGCACTGGATAATGTAGCATCAAGTTTATTCTGTAAATTTATAACGTTTTCAATCTGTACCGCATCATCCGCAGTGAATTGATAACGTGAATTAATTTGAATCGTCTGTTCAGTACTGTACTGAATACCATCCGTACCGAACATATCAAAAAGACCCATTTTAACTTTATATGTACCATCAACGATATTGGGTACAGAATCAAATGCGGGCTTATTTGAAATGAATGTACGAACCGTATTGCCTGATGTGATCACAAACTCAGCACCTGCATAATCCGGTAGTTCATTTGGAGTCCATGATACAAACAGATTACCAAATCCACCTGATATAGTAACACCCTGCACCAATGGCATTTGTTTATTCTCAACCGTTATTTTCACTTCCTGGCTATATGTAGAGGCAAGATATCCCTGTGCAATAATGCCAATTATAGGTTTGCGAATTTTCCGACTATTGAGAACAAATGTATAATTAAAACTACTGTCCTGAGTATAGAATGTATCAACGAGGGTATTACCATTATAGATATTAACGATATAGTACTTAAAATATTCAGTAAATGAACGACCGTTTACCAATAATGCTTTCTGATTATCCCAACGCAGATTGAAATCTGTCTGATCAGTGATATATGCAGATTCAGTACTGTTAATAAGTTTAAGACCTGTGATTGCAGGCAGAAGAAAATTATAACCTGGTATAATACCATTAAGGGTTAATCGCTGACTGATTAATCCGATATTGTTGAATGCGACAACTGAGAAATCATAAGTTTCAGTATCGCTTAGACCGAATATCTCATAATCTGTTTTTAATTTATTTGTACTCCCTGCATAACTCCAGATATTAGATGTGCTCAATTTATAATACACATAGTAACCTCGAAGGTTTGGATCAACACTTCCAGTCCATGACATAGTGACTACTGAACCAGTACTGATATTTCCCTTGCGTGAAACCTGTAAATTCGTTGGAGGTAACACAGTTAATGCCGGAAACTGCATTGAACCCGATGGCGACCATACACCGGGATCAATTCCATCAAATATCGCATCTGGATATTCAACAGCAGTGATTGTTACATAGCCGACGCTGTCTTGTTTAGTAGCAACATCCTTTGAGAGTACCTTAAATTTTCCGTTAATTGCCAGTTCTTCATTGCTGACATTTATTGCATCCCATACCTTCAAGTCCCATCCTTCGCTTGTTGTAAAAGTAATAGTACGCAGACTGTATTTCGCCTTGAGTACTTCATTGTTGACCATGCGTGATAATGTATCGGCATCATAGACCCATGTATAATCCCGACTGAGTGTGATAACCTGTCCATCTGTCCTTATAGCTTCGTCAGTACTGATATCTGATGGAATACGCAATACATCAGTAGTGTACATTGATAATGGATTGGTATATTTCGCATCGATGGTATTAAAATAGTCAGTACTCCCTGATGTACTAATCTGTACCTGACCAAACATGTTTGATTCATCAAATGATGCAACTGACAGTGTTTTACGGTCTGTAGTCATGCAAATCTGACCCGCATGTACATACATAATCCCACCGAAGGATTGCAGTACATCCTCAATGTTTTGTTTATATGTATTGGAATAACTCATTGAACCATTTGCATAATATTCCATCTGATTACAATATGCGGCTGTTTCATAAAATGTATCAGTATTAATTAATGCAGGTTCAATCCCCATCCCATATTCTGTATTTGTTAGGTAATCATAAATGATTGATGGGGGATTACTGGTAGCGAATTTAGTACCCGTACTGAAATCATAGATTTCCATGCCTTTCATTTCAGTTGTTAATGTGAACTGATCATTAACGAGAAGATTATTTTCCAGAGAATCCTGGGTTTTCTTGATAACTACTGAAATACTGACAACACCCTTGCCAAGAAATTTATCTGTCCATTTCGGCCCGGCATACTGTTTTGCCAGTGTTTTTGTCGTAGTGTAATCACCACCAAAACGTACTTCGAGCTGTAGTATGTCCCGATACTTACTGGCAATGCTCGCCTTTGGTACTACTCCATCTGATGTGATCGGTACTGCAATGACAGGTTCATTATCAATATAGATTTGTTCAATATGTCTCTGAACACCTGCCATACACACAGCCTGTTCACTGAACAGGTACTGTGAACTGCCATCCGGGATGTTGTACCAGGCAACAATAGAACCGACCAGTATGAATGCTCCCCCACTGATACCGTTCTTATGTGGTAACTGACCACCGTACAGTACTGGTAGTCCGGTCGTGGGAGACGTCGATCTACTCAGACTGTCTGCCACATCCCCATAGTTCTGTACTCCTAACTGGCTCAACATTGATGTCGCAACCAGACTTACGGCGGCACTGGCAGCCCCCCATCCAATAGCCGCTAATGCTGTGCCACCAGAGAAGTACACCGCCGCTGCTACTATTACGCCCGTTATTACTGCGGAGAAAAAACCGCCTATACTCTTACCCATTGTGTTTCCTTACTCTGTAATATTTCCCATCCGTGGGTTTTTGTATTAACTGAAAGTGTTCATGTTTATCATCGATACCTAACAGGCGACCCGATACAACCACACCCATAATCAGGGGATTATCTGGATCTAACCAGATATCGCCATCAATGGTATGCATAACCTCATCACAATAGGTCTGTACTATTTGACCAGTATGTTCCCAACCCTCATCATTTAAACCCTTAATACCCGCTTTGATAGTTTTGTATTTTCTGTCTGAGAATGTAGTACCAGCGAATAGGTCAATTACTTTCAGTACTGTCATATTACAGTCGTTATCACAAAGTTTATAGGGGTTATCTATTGCATACTGAATAATATCTATTAATTGATTATGTAAATTCATTATTTGTATTTCCATGTCTGATTTTGATTCACTTGTCCTAACAGACTAAAGTACGCATCTGATGGATAATATGACTGATATACTGAATTTGCGGCAATCATTGGAGGCTGTCTGTCCAGTTTTTTATAGACTGAGTTTATATAGACAGTCATTTCATTTTTCATATCATTAGGATCTGCCGCTGCCTGAATGTAATCGATGAAACCACTAAACATGAGCATTGAATACAGTACGGTACTGTCAAACGGATTCAGAATAGCTAACGTAATATTCATCTGTGCATCCTTGAGAAAACCACCAAGTGCGAGTTGTCGTACTGATGTATTAACATTACTGATTTTCATATTGATAGCGTCATTGCTGATGCCTTTCTGTTCACTGAATGATGGTAATGAATCAGTCACAACATCTGGAAAACTAATATAATTATTTCCATTCAATACAATATCTATGAGTCCATCTGTCCAGTGAAATGCACTATATCCTTTTGGAAGTACATCAAAGCAGATCACATGAACACCCAGTGACATAAGTTCCGTTATCGTCAATTTTGTCTTATTACCACCGCGAACGAGATTCCAGTACTTTAATAGTTGTGCATTCGTCAGTATATTTTCATTCATTATGTAATATTCTCCGTCGCCTTAAATTGAAGATTCATGACATTAGTGATACCCATCGTGTAATCATTATCAGGATCGAGTACTGCCTCAATCATTAAATTGTTATACGTAATGGGTTCATTAATCTGTACGGTATTTTGTAATGCGGGGAACAGCGTTAATGAGGTATCAGTACGTTCAATGATTCGATAAATTTTATTATGATTCTGAAACTGAATCAGTTCACCCACAGCCATCGAATTGGCGTTTGTACTGACAATCCGAGTACCTTTTGTTGCTATTGACTGGCTTTCTAATGCACCTGTCTGTGTTCCCTGATAGACTCCCATATGACCTAAAGAGAGTGTGAAGGGTTTCCCCTGTGAATGCTCTGCAATAAATCTCATGACTTCATTTCGATCTTTAACATTAAACGTTAATTGAAATAAAACTTGATAATATTGAATACCAGTACTGCGAATAATCCGTTGACCTGTCCATGATTTGTTGGAGTACATCGGTTCAGTACTCTTTAACTGGACATTATTGATTTTTATTTTATTTGAAAACGTTGTCATAAAAAATACCCTTTGTTTTAGGGTATTTATCATTATGTATTACGTCTCTGTGCTGTACGTACTGCCTGATTAACGCTATTGGCGTGTTTCTTTAGCATTTCATTAAATTTGGCATCACTACCAGATATATCACCCTGTACGATAAGGGGAGCATTGATTGTGATATCACCACCAGTACTGTTACTCTTCTCCTGATTATCAAGGAAAGACGTCAGCCTCTTGTTCGCATCGGGCTGGACAATTCGCTCCCCTGCTTTCAGTACAAATGACTTGTTATCATAGCTTGCGGGGAGTTCATCAACACCGCCATGAAACTGACCTGATGAAGCACCCTTTGCAGTACTGATGATACTCATACCGAGTGAAAGTACTTTCGCGTAACTCGCTAATGATGCCGGAAACGGCTGGGCCAGTGCCTGTGCCAGTGCTGACTGAATTGACAGTACTGTCTGTGCGATTGTGATCCCGCGACTGACCATGAATGCGGCTTTGGCTGCACCTGAACTCTCACCAAATGCGGCAACCATCGCACCAGAAAGACTTTTTGCGGCATCACTAAAAATACTCAGTTCAGCCTGTGAATGCTGGTAACTGATATCGATCGCCTTAGCATTGTATTTTGCAGTAATTTCCGCTTTGCGTTTCTCATAGTCTTCATGACCTTTCAGTAACATATCATTCTGAGCAAGTTCGAGATTCATCGCATCAGTGTTTTCTTTCTGTAATTGTGCCGTGTTGTCATAGGCAAAGGGATTATCACCATTAGTACGTTCATTCTGTTGATCAGCGAGAAACGTTTTTTGCTGGTCATTGAGATTGCCGCTCTCAATAAGATTATTTGTATCTCTCAATGATTTATTAGGATCTTGATAACCAATCATCTGATTAACCATTTCAGTACGTTTTGCGGCTGCACTGACCTTTTGATTATTCAGGTACTGTTCCAGTTCATTCTTGGACAGTCCAAGCGTTTTAGCACTGGCATTAATTGATTTAACTAATTCATCCTGTTGCCTGTCGAATTCTGCTAACTGGCGTGCATTACTATCAATGGTCATATCTGAAATGGCCTTGTTTAGAACCTTACGTGCCGCAATCTCTTTATCCGCACGTGCCTTAGCTTCTGCCGCTGCTTTTTTCGCTGCTTCTTCCGCTTTCTTCCTGGCATCCTCAGCATCTTTGTTGAGTTGTTTGTTCAGATTTTCACGTTTTTCCTTTACACCTGCATTCCATTGCTCTAATGCAGTATTCATTTCAGAAGTACTGCCATGATAAGCTGAGTATAAAGATTTCTTAATTGCATCCTTCATTTGTGCATCTTGTGTTTTTAAATCACTAAGCTGATCCAGGATCTTCTGTCGTGAAGTTTGCAGCGGCTTCATTGCATTTTTTAATGTATTCGCATCACTACCATCAGTTGCTGGCTTAAATGCCTTTGACATATTGTCATTAACATCACTGGTATATTGTTTTAGTTCTTCGCTCTTCTTTTTGGCTGCATCAATTGCCTGTTGTTGATCTGCTGCTAACTGAGCACCATAAATTGATGAATTTCTCAGTAGTTCGTTCTGAAAACCCTTTTGGTACTCTTCTACCTGCTTAATACCTTCCTGACTGGTCACATAGGCAGAATTGGAAACCGGAGCACTATTAATAATACTGGTCATCAGGTCAAGGATATCAGCTAATCTGTCTGCTATTGGGGCCAGTACTGCATAATTCCATTTTTCCCATGCATTTGATAAGTTATTAGTAGAATTGCGATACTTTTCAAATGATGCACTTTGTTCATCCGTTAATTGTACGGTCTGTTTGCTTAATGCAATCTGGTATTCCTGTTCTGAATTGTACTGGCTCAGTACTGGTAATCTTTTTGTCATGTCATTACCGATTGTCTCAGACATGTTCACCATTTGTTGAGCACTGTAACCCTGTGCCTTTGCAGCAAAGTAAATTTTTGCGAATACATCATCACCTGCTGCCGCCATTTTTAGTAATTCTACAATATTCAGACTCAACGGTTTAATGACATCGGTATACATACTACCGCCAGCATTGAATAATCCATCCTGCAATTTATCTTTCAGATCTTTTTGCTGGCCTGCTACGTTCTCCATAGTAAGACCTACTTTGGCATACATATTAGCCATTTGCTGAATCTGGCTCAGACTTGTAAGACTCAGACTCGCTGCCTGGAAAACTTCAAAAGACTTTTCAGCACTGTCCATTACACGTGAGAATGTTAATGCAATACCCGCTCCCGCTACAGCTACTGTACCAGCGAGACCAGTAAACGCTAATCCGGCTTTACCCATGCCACCGCTTAGTGTACTGGTAAATTCCTCTACAATACCGCCACTCTGAGAACCAAATTCATCAAGTGACTGAGTACCTTTTCTCAATGCTCTTTGTAATGGAGTAATATCACCATCAAGTGTAACTCTAATATCATTATTATTTGCCATTATTTTTCCCTAAAGCAATTTTCCTTATTTGCTCTCCAAGTGATGTAATATCATTGGCTTGTTTCTCTTTTATCTTCTCTAAATGACGTTCATGACGTTCTTTAGTCGTGAGGTTTTCACCATCTATAATCTGTAGAAAATCGAAATCAGTAATTTTCAAACCTTTTCGAAATGACTCTGTGAGATTTGGATTTGATACTGCCTCTGAATAACATCGGTGAGCATGAAATAACATATCAATTTTAGTACCGGAAGGTTCAATATATGCGTCATATACCATTAATGCTTCAAGCACATCAGGATCTAAACTATTAAATTCATCAGGACTCAGACCCCGTTTATTCACCATCTTACAAAAGTAGTTCAGGTACTGATCACTTCTTACTTTTTTTCAATTTCATCAACTTTATCAGCAGAAACAAGATCCATAATTCCCATATAGATTTTATTTGCCATTTTAAAATCAATACCATTAACGTTAATACGCCCCTCCACATCTTCTGTACTGAAAACAGGATCACCATTTTCATCTTTAACGCATAATACCAATGTACTTTCAAGAGATTTACATTCCGGTAGATCGCGTTGTGTCGGACGATGAATCTGTACGGTAATACCCTTTTCAATTTCAAAAGTATGTAGGGTTGGTTTTAATTTTTGTTTTAACTGTTCAATATTCATATTATTATTTCCATAAAAAAAGGTAAGGACTATTCCTTACCTTATTTATTAATTCACTATTATGCAGTTGGTAGAATACCTGCCTGAATCGCCGCACCATCAACCGCGAGGTTGAATGCTTTGGTCACGACTGCATCTTTATCACCTGCGAGGGTAGTACTTGACACAAAGCATGTATAAATTACATAGAAACCATCGGTATGTGTTGAGTCATTAAAGTACTCTATCTTTACCTGACAGCGTTTCTGCTCATCTGCAAGCGTTTCAAGCAATTTATGTACTGTATTGTCAGGTAAGTAGTTGACCGTCAATTCAATATCGGGAATTGATTTAGTACCTAACAGTTTACGATTATATGCACTATTAAAAGTGACCACATCGATTACAGTACTTTCAAAGCCTGATGTAGTGAATACACCAACTTCCGGTACAACCTGAAAATCAGTTGCAACTGTAGGCCCAGCCGTACCAATACTAACAGCGAGGTTAGCACCAGAAAAAATATCCATTGCCATTTTATATCCTTATATAATTTTATTGGGAATTCCTTTCCCTTATTTATTAATTTTTAGTTCTGAAATTTCACTTTCAAGATTGTCTATCTTATCTAACAGGTATTGCAGTACTGGAGGAACATTAGCCATTAACATTCCAAGTTGATCAACCTGCAATACATTATCAATATCGTCAATTGTGAGTTTTGTTTCAGTAACGTATTTTGGGTTTACCTCATCAGCAATAATACCGCGTCCATCTTTACCATATGAAAATTTATAATCATACGTTTTCCATGATTTCACTTCGCTGATTGCATCTTCAACTGTAATAGGTACGATATCTGTTTTAATACGGCGATCTGAAATTGGGGCATAGGATTTTGCAAGGAAAGTTACTAAATCGGATGTGCCTGAATGATTCCATGTTGGCCCTGCAATATTTGCTGTGGTATAGAACGTTGACGTACCTGATACTAAATTTCCATTAGCAACAATATCACCATTTTTTGTGATTGTAACACGTCCGGTTTCAGCACCATTTTGTGCAACATTAGCAAAAATAAATCCACCAGGATTACCTAACCCCTGATTGTTAATTAAATATGACGTACCACTACCAGCCACACTATTCCAGTTAAGATGCAAACCCTGTGGAGTTACACTATTATCACTAAGAAAAACACTCCCGGCTGTAACTGAACCATTAAGTGTTGATCGCCCATAAACAGTTAATGTATCAGAAGATTCAAGTTTTGGAGACATGAATCTACCATCACTAAGAAATCTAAAGAATTGTGCTGTAGTACCAGGAACAAGAGCAAGATATGCATATGAACCAAAATTGCTATCATAACGGTGAGTTAGATAGGTATAGTGTGGAGTTAAAAAACCACTATAAGCAGATATAAGCTTTCCAGCATCAATGTTAGTTGCAGATGTACCAGAATCAATTGTTGCTTTGATATCACCGATAACAGTACCGCCAGTTTTACCATTAATTGTATTCAACCGTTCGTCATTACCTGATGCAACTGTATTAGCAACTGTACCAATATTCAATACTGCTGAGTTACCAAGTCCTAAGTGTATTCGTGCTCCTGCTGATGTATTTGCACCAGTACCACCACTGATGATTGAAAGCGGAGTTGTTAAATTTAATACTGGAATATTAACTTCACTCGCAGAAAACCCAATAACGCCATTACCTACGGATGTATTCCCACCAAAGGAATATATTCGTGAATCGTAATCAATATTATTGCCAGAGGTATGAAAATCGATAATTTGCGTAGTTGACTTATCCAAAAATCCAACTTCAAATCCTGAATTTGCATATAGTACGCTTTCAAAAACCTGAGTTGATTTCCATGTATTGCTATTACCCAATACGGGTACAGTATTACCACTGTTACCAACGTTAAATTGAGCGGCTGTACCAAGACCTAAATTAGCTCTTGCAGTACTGACATTTGCCACATCCGCAAGATTACTTGCAATTTTTAACTGAGCATCATTGGTTACATTACCCAGGCCTAAGTTACTTCTGGCAGTACTGGCGTTTGCCACATCTGAGAGATTCGCAGCGATCTTCAACTGTGGATCATTGGTTACAGTACTCAAGCCAACATCGGCCTTAGTGATTACGACATTACCCGATAATGGATGATCATTAACTGTAGTAGTTTTATCGACATACTTAGCAGTTGTTTCAGCCTTACTGTATACGTCAAGATTAGTTCTGGCAGTACTGGCATTAGCCACATCTGCGAGATTCGCTGAGATCTTTAACTGTGGATCATTGGTCACAGTACCCAATCCTACATCGGCCTTAGATAACGACACGTCAGTACTGAGCGAATAGCCATTGATAGTTCTGCTCATCGGCACATACTGCCCTGCGATCTGTGTTGCTGTCAGTATGCGTGACCAGGCAGTAGAGGCATTCTTCGCATAAATCGCGAGTGCTCCACTTTTACTGACTGCCAGTGAACATACTGAGTTTACATCCACCAGACCAATACCGAGCATATCAGCTCCTACTGGATTACCATCCTGATTAGCCGTAACCTTGATAAAACTGTTACCTGCGGGTACGTCTGCTATGTACTGTGGTACATCTACACCATTTGATCCTATACCGTAGTCACCCTGGAAAACGGCGACTAAGGCATTAATCGTTGTTGAACGTGCAATGACATCTTCTGGTGTAAATGTATAGGTTTTCGTCAGTACTGAATCCTTATCACCATTCACCATTGACGCCGTAATGGAACCATTCACGATTGCATAATCAATAGTACCCTCACTCTGTCGGTAATTGAGTACTACCTGAAATTCCTGTCCAGATCCGGACATTTGATCAAGGTACTGGTGTGATTCATCATCCGGTATGTAATTCACAACAATGCTAAAGGGATCTATTCCCTGCTCTGCCATGAGTTTTGTTGAATATTCACTATCATATGTTTCAATAGACTGTGTACTGGAATTGATTTTCAGTACTGGAAATGCGGCAATTTCATTAATAAGAAGATTACCCGCCCCCTGTGGGGATGTATTACCCGTGTCACCATTGACATATAATTTAAAATTTAAACCTGCATATATGTCTGTCATAGTAGATCCTTGTTATTGTTTTTCGATTACTATGATATTTATTGTAAAAGCCAGACTGACTGAACCCGTTGTAGGATCGGTAACTATGTCACCCTGCTCATATGAATAACCTATCAAAACTAAATTATTATCCCGAAAAGCCTGCCCTTTCTGTTCATCAAATACTGTAATAATTTCATCATATGTGAGTGAAGGGGCAGTACTGCCATTTGTCGGATTCGGTGAAACCAGATACTGAACAGTAATGTTTGCCTGATAGCGTTGATTAGTACCAAAACTGATACTCTGTTTACTAAAGTTAAATGCAATTTCTTCGAAAATATCACTGTCACGTGACGTTTTGAGATTTTTTGTACTGTTAATTAGTGACTTCATTGTTTTACGTACATTGACGATTAGCTTTGACATCAATAGTCCTCCGCGAAGTGTTGCCCTTCCTCAGTGCGGTAATAGATATCCACTAAACCGGATAAGTCATCGACAATGTTATAGACTGTGTAATTTACGCCCCGAATAATCAGTACTGAACCTATGGTGACGGTACTGATATCAGTTTTTTTTGCCGTGCAATATGTTTCATTTGATTCGATGAAAGCACCACTACCGCTGGATATAGTTACGGGAACCATTTCAAGAATGGCCCTGAAAGTGGTTCCCTTTTCTGTTTGTACTGTTTCACCGAAAGCATTTATGAACACATCACACTGTGATGGTTTAAATGCTCGCATATGTTATGCACTAACTTTAATTACACGGAATGCTTCTGGATTGGTGAGTGCAAAATCGATATCAGCCCACACACGAGCAATAACAGAACCACGATTACGATTGGTAGTATCATCCATATCGAGTTCCAAACTGTCACCCCATTGAGCAATCGCCAGTTTTGAGAAGTCACCGAGAATTACGAAATCCCCAGCACCAGCCAGTACTTTACTGTCATAGGCTGGTACACCACAGAGATCACCGTCATCAAACAAATAGACTGCGGCGGTATTCGTACCACGTAATGTAGTACGTAGTGTTGCTTTAGTAGATGGGGACATAACAGCACTGATATTACCGAAGTTTACTCCCTCATCACCTAGTTCACCCTGAGCCTCTACGATACTGTCATAATCATAGGCAGTGACGGTTTTAACATGACCTGCTGCAATTGCTGCATCCACGACTGCTTTCATAATGATTGTTTCAAGGCGTTCAGCGGAACCCGCAACAATCGCCTGAGAAACAATTTGTTCAATCTGAGGACAGGATTTCACGACTGTGCGTGATAACGGTACTGAACCCGTGAAGGTACGTGGTTTCATCAGTACTGATTCGAAATTCGCGTCAACTTCTGGTGATACGCCATTCTCCGCAATGAAATCGAAGGTTTTGGTGAAATCACCGGATAGTTTTGGCAATGCGATTTCTGAGGTTAAACCAGTGTACATCTGTACCGGAAAGTTTTTTAAGACACTGTTTGCACGTAGTACATCAATAAATGAACCGTACAGTACATCAGTATGAATAACATCTTTCGCTGTCGCAGTTGTCACACCAGCACGAATGAAATCAGCATTACTGATGATGACACCATTTTTACCGTACTGTGCATCAGTATTTTTTCCATCGAGCATATTACGCATCAATGCGTTTAGAGAAAATTCCATTTTTTTATCTTCCTTGATAGTTGTATTTTTATTCATGACCTGGCGTTTAAATCCATCTATGGATAAACCAGATTTAATTGCCTCATCACGAATGGAATCGGCTGTATTAAACGCACGTGAAATGGCGTTTATTTCATTTATACGTTCGTCTTCCTGAACATCCTGTTCTGGTTCAGACTCTGTATTTATTGTTTCTTCTGTTTCAGTACTGGATTCCTGCTCAGTATTTGTTTCTGCTAGTTCAGTACTGGATTCCTGCTCAGCATTTGCTTCTGTTATTTCAGTACTGGATTCCTGTTCAGCATTTGTTTCTTCTAGTTCAGCACTTGATTCTTGTTCATCATCCGTATTAGTTTCTAATGCACGACCGATACCGACTTCATTATCTGCGGGTACTGTAACCATGCTGATTTCATAAGGTTCCCATTGAGTAATAAGTAAATCATTACCTTCAATTTTATAATCCAGAATTGAGTACCCTACTGAAACTTTCTGTAATGTACGCTCCTGCACCATCGCATATTTTTCTGCACCCAAACCCACAGCACTGAAACGAACTAATGCACGTCCCACACGGTCTGAATCAATCGTTGCTGATTCAATGGTTCCGATATGAGCATCCATATTATGATTGAATAATAAGGCCGCACCGGAATTTAAACGGTCCAGTAAAACATTCTCAGTACCGTGAAGAAGAATTTCATTGTATTCCTGACCACCAATATTACGAGTCACTGGCGTTTCAGAACTGAATGCTAACAGGACAGTAGTACTGTCATTATCTGAGAGACTATTTTCACTCGTTAGTGTCATCTCCCGTTTCTGTGTTTTGTTTATTTCCATCTGAACTTCCCTGTTCATTATTTGTTGTATTTATTCCCTTTTCCATTCCCAGTTCTTCAAATACGTGTTGTGGCTCCATGCCTAAATCACGGATTATCTGAGAACGAGATTTAACACCCATGTTTAATAGTATCTGCTCGTACTGAGCATCTTTTACTGGATCAAGACTGACGGGTTTAACTGTGATAAAGGTACAATTCACAATGTTTTCAAAATCCACAAATGACAGATTATTCAGTTCTGTCACCATCAGTCGTTTAATAAACTCGCGGTAGATCGGTCTCAGTACTTTACTGATGAGTAAATTACTGCGGGTTTTAAAACCTTCCCGTGATATCCGATCTGCCATTTTTGCAGCACTGAATGATGCATTTTGGGTGTCACCAGTAAGCATAGATTTGGGTACACCCAGACCTGTACTGATAGTGGTGAGTACTGCATCACTGAATTCTGTGATCTTGTCTGTGCCTGCTGTGGGATTCAGTGTCTGAATGTTCTGACCAGGCTGTAGCTCTTTTATGGTTCCAGGTTCAAAGTACTCAATGTGTTCACGTGGTTCAGATTCAGTATCGAGTAGTTCATCCTGCGTGGTATCACTGTTAGTGACAAAACCCATAGCCGAACTGGCTATTTTCTTCTGAATGACTGCCGCTTCGTTATAACTGTTGAAGTCCTCAAGCGTTTTAAACACGCTTATACAGTCAGGGAATCCGCGTTCCTGTCCTGCGTACTCTGGTACGAAGTAATGAAGGATTTCATCTGCCGGAACACGTTCAGTACTGGAAGCGTTAACCGTGTAATTCAGTGGATTGATATCTGCTACATGGTAAGCCAGTACTTTTCCGTTACGATCCCGTTCAATACCGTTACTGATATAGGAACCGTTATTGAGTAGTTCATTTTTGGTACTTGGAATACGGGCTGCATCTATGACTGATATCTGTAGTTCCCGTCCCGGATGGATACGAATAAAACATTCACCATCGGTTGCTCGTGTACGTTCTGCCAGTGCCTGGAAGATATCGAATGAAAGAGTACCGTCCAGTGAAAAACGTGAAGCATCAGAAGCCCACTCATAGAACATTTTCTCCAGACGATCCGACAGTTCCTGATTTGTCTGTTCACCCATTATCGGGGCTGGCCTGACAGTGATCCCATCAGCACCGGCTACAGCATTTGAACTCATCTGTACGTAACGGCGGGCATATGGATTCTGTAGCGTCAGAGAACGGGATGCATCACGTAATGCTGTCAGTGACTGTCGCAGCACTGCATTGATATTAACGTTCTGAACACCTGTACCGTATGTACCAAGAATGCGTGTAGGCAATCCTGTTAAAGAACGGGTTTCACTTTTGAATTCCGAAGTACTGTTATGCGTTCTTTTCTTTCTGGCTGGTTTTGATTGTGGCAGTTCCGGTTGTGGATGAGTCTGCCGTGTATTAAAAGGCCACATTCCATGTGCTCCTGTTTTATCGGCAATGTATTGTTGATTTAAAAAATCCAGTACTGCCATTTTTCATTTTACGTTTTAATTCATTTACCTGACTGGTGATTGAATTTTTCAGATTCATGAGTGTATTTAAATCCTCATGAATTAATGTTTTGTTATTAATTGTCAGTTGTGAATTATCATTATTTATACGTGCACTGATGATGACATTGATATCATCAAGTTGTTTTTGTAGTTCTGACAATCTGTTGGTTTGTGCCATCGGATCAATAACTGTTATATTACTGATACGCATGTTCCCGTCTGTATTTATTACTACGGTATAGTACCCTGCTGTAAAATTTTTCGTATCGATTAATGCCGTTACATCATCGGCATTTTCATTTTTATATTCATATAGCGTTTGGGTACTGTTCCCGATTTTAATAACTGTATTGGCCGGAAGTACTTCATATAGCACCTCGCCAATATAAATCGTTTCTTTCATTTATCCTCCGAACCATAATTTTCCGAGAGTTGTATTAGTTCTGGAGTATTTATTCGTTTTAATCTCTGATGGTGGCTGTACTGGCAGTTCAGTTTCTTCACGTGTTGTTTGTTTATATTCACGTAATGTTTTGAACGGTTGAGTACCCAATTTTGAAAGTGCAAGTTTCATCATCGCCAGTGAGTACACAAGCGTGTCCAGGGCTTCATTACGTCTGCCTGGAGTACACTTCCAGCGAAAACCCGTACCGGAACGTTCCAGGGTTTCCGATGTTAACTGATCGAAATAGTCGTCAGGGAGATCATGAGCGAATCGTATTTTGAGCGGTGCGTCGTTTTTTTCTGACAAGGCATTATTCAGTAATGAACGTACCCAGTTCTTACCCTCATGTACATTGAGCATGTAGAACTGACGTCCCTCAGATGTACTTGATTTGAAGAGTGGGCCATTGGTACTACTACTCCCCTTGATTGCCTCGAATCGTTTATACGCCTGACAGAATGAATGTACTGTCTGTGTCGCTCTGCCGTTTCCACTGTCAACCGCAACTTTGAGTACAGGCACTGTACGACCGGATACCGTTCTGAACTTCTGCTGACAGAATACAGCGAGATCGCTGTATGCCTTCGCCCCTTTAATCTCACAGTTGGGTGAGTAGAAGTACCGATAACCGAGGACAAATAGCTCTGATTCATTGAATCCCATTACCTGAGCTTCTAACCTGTCTAGTTGTTGGTCGCAACCAATGACAATTCCTAGTACTGAATCAGGTATATGGGTTAAATCAAATGATTCATCCCTTAATGCTTCGAGCTGGAGATCATCAAGTTCATCCTGGAATTCTGAATAATGCAGGCCGAGTACTGTGTTATAGAATGACTGGTAATTATATTCATACCATGCCATTTCAAATTCTTTTGCGATGGCCTGAATGGTACTGTTCGGTGAGTACAGACGGTTGATATAGAATCCGGCGGTATCAGTAACCTGGGGATTGGTGGCAACCCAACGACCACATGCAACCATGCGTACACGCTGTGCCTCTGTGATTTCAGTATGACATTCAGGGCAATGCAATCTGGCAGTACTGCTATCAGGGAGATCACGCCGTCCGACCTTTCGCCAATCAAACTTTACGTTTTCCCACTTTAAGGTATGTTCATGCTCGCAGTGCGGGCATCTACAGAAATACTCCCGTTGATCACTGTTCTGGTACTCAACATCGATTGCATCCCCGGAGAAAGTAGGAGTACTTGAAATGAGTATCTTTGCTTCCTGTCCGAAATCGGTAGCACGTTGTTCCGCTAATCGAATTGGATTCCCCTCATCGGTATTCTGATCAATGGCTGATATTTCATCCAGAATAATTCGTTTTAATGTTTTCCCCCTGAGTGCTTTTGCACTACCGAGCGTCATGAAGTACAGAAAATTTCCATCACGCAATTCAATCTGGTTCTGATTATTTGCTTTTGTTTTATCATTCTTATCTGTTACAAGATCTTTTAGTACTGGAACAGCATCAATGGTTTTATCTATTTTCCCAGATTTCCATTGTTTCAGTTCTGCGAGAGATGATTGAGCAATACCGATATTAGAACTGTCAGTACTCATCCAGTAGAATAATGCCGAATTCAATATTGTCGTTTTTGCGATTTGAGCACTCGTTTTATAAACGATTTTCTTGTATCGGTTATCTTCAATGATATCCAGCATCTCACGCTGAAATGAGTGCAGTTTGATTTTCTGTCCGGCGGCTGCACCATCGGGAAGTACTAAATTCTTTTCTGCCCATTCAGAGGGTTTATATTTTATCGGTGGGATCAGGTTTCGTACTGTTCGTTTCAGTACTGTCGATATGTTCATCCGTGAACGTTCCTTCCATTGTCATTGTTCCTATTTCATTAAGAATTTCATCAATGCGTTGCAGTAAAATCCGTTTTACTGCCAGTGCATCAGCTTGCTCGTGTATCTCGTGGTGTACTCTGTTTGGTAAAGTACGTAGATAATCACGCATCGTTTTGAAGTACTGCGAGAGTTCACGCTCTACAGTACTGGATTCCAGTAGTTCACCCTTTTTGACCCGTACCTCTGCCTCTGCGAGGTCTGCCTCAGCCTGGAGCTTTCTCAGGCGTTCACGCTGTATCTGTTCATTTAGATCGGTTTCACGCAGAGGCATAAGAATATTTTGTACTATCCATTCACGTGTCTCATTTTCAATTACATCAGCACCAAAAGGCATACCTTTATCACGCCACTGGCGAACCGTTGATTCATCGTATCCGTACTGTTTCGCTAAAGACCTCAGACTAATCATCATTTATACACTCCATTTTTCATTAAAGTATTTATGTTTTTTGCCGATAAAATATTTCTAAAATAGAGGGAGTTATTATGACTGAAAGAGCTGATGCAAATACTGTTAAAACCATCATGGATGAATTTTTAAAAGATGAGGGAGTAAGATCTAGACTACGAATGATTCTCAAACGAGAACGAAATGATTGGGAGAAATGGCTACAAGTAGAACTTGAGTACTTTATGACCCAATTACCTGGTGTGTTCGTCGAGAGAGAAATACTGGCACTTCCTGATAACAGGAAATTACGTGACAAATATAATATGTTCATCGATATTGCATTCAGGAAAAAACGGACACGTATCAATTCCTATATATTCATTGAATTGAAGTGTTCGAAAAAACCACAAACTTTAATTAATGGATTTAAAAAAGACGTTAAAAAACTACTTGCCATTAAAAAATGCTTATTAGGAACCAGATCGTTTTGGTGTGTAGGTTTCCACCTCAACTGTGAACCTAAAAACATCGATACAATGAATAAGTTCGTAAAAGAATGGTACTACGGATACAGTAAAGTAATTAAACTTTGTGATTGTGGCGATGAAATAGAATGTCAGTGTACTGATAATAAAATTGGGTTTGCAGTAATCTAATTTGCGGTGCGGGAGTGTTATTAAATTTTATATATATAAAAAATAACGGGCTGCCGAAACCTCGCTTGCTTTAGGATGTATGGTAGAACCTATAGGAGTTAATTAGATAATGAAATTATAAACCTATGTTTTCATTTTAAAAAATTTTTCGATAAAACCCTGTCTCGGCATAAATTCTGCCTGAACTATGCCGATAATACTACTTCAAACTGCGAGATACTCTTATGGTAAAGGTATTAAAAAAAATTTTACATGTTGATCCTGATAAGTTACTAGACATTTTACACCCAAACATTCAACTTATCGGCAATATATTTGACGTTGAATGCTCTACACTTTCCGATAATTACATTAACGTTGTTCACCAAGCATTTTCTTTTACTATAACGCGTAATGATGTTAATGATATAATTAATATCACGGGAATTAAACCTGTTGCAGGGCGGATGTTAATTGGTAGCATTAGTAACCCAAACAACAATACGCTTCGTGACTTATGCTCATCACAATTAGATATTACAATATACCATTCCTACTGTGATAAGATCTCAACTCCTGAAAACGGTAGGATCTTATTGAGCTAATTATGATTGCTTAACCAGAAGTGGTTAAGCAATCGCAATATAATGCTACTATTCACTTTTCATGTCCAATTAAAATTGGCTTTGTACTGTTACCATCATATGTAACTTTTATATTCAAACAGTGTTTTGTGGTTCAGTACTGAGCGATGTATGGATCACTGAAAACATTCTTTCAAAACTACCGAATATGTACATATTCGGTACGATAGAACGTGACTGTTTCGTACTGATCTCTGATGTGCCGTTACAGAGAGTACAGGATGGAATTGATTTGATTAGGTCAGAGGAAGAGGTGATGCGTGAACATGCATCAGGTTGGTTCGTTGATCAGGGAGAACTACCGTTTTGAAATCTAATTCACGCCACACCCACACCATTAACAAACCTACCCATTGTGAGTGGGCGTGATATGCGAAGTTTACCGAATAACGTTGAATCGAATCAATATTCTTTAGTCGTATAACCAACGTCCGGCTTTTGCCGATTCAATTAACATCCCGATAGTATAATCCGGTACTGGTACTGGCTCTCTTTTTTTAAATGGATTCCATGAAACTTGAGTATCAGGGAAATATGTTTTTATATTAAAATTCCCTCTTTCTACATGTAGTTCATTGAAGTACTGCTCCATGAGATCCTCAGCCTCTAATTCATCGATCGACAGATCACTATCAAGGTCTGTATCTGGAGTTAATGGAACTGGTGTACCAGACAATACATATGCCCCTGCATATGGGCGAATGAGTTCATATACTCGTTCCTCTATGTTGTTTACCATATTTTATCATTCCCCCTAGCAATGGCGTTGTAATCGCTGATGGTATTGTAAACAATAAGAGAAACATCAACCGAGAGGATTACTACACCGATTAACGGTATAGTACGTCCAACAAATGGAGCGATGTTGCGTACCATTTGCTTTCGTGCGGTCCAAGGTGTATAGCCGCCCAGCCATGTTGGAAGTGATAAACCATATGGAAACTTCGCCTTTTTGAACACAGCTCTGGCTGCTTTTGAGGCATATGATGTACCTCGAACTGCTCCGTTAGGTTTTGCTCGTGTCGCCAAATCATTTCGACCTGAAACTATTGCGATTACTGCACTGAAATCCACAATCCCTAAACCAAACTGATCAATTGTTTTCTCACAAAACACCATGAAGAATAGTTCAGCAGCAGTTAAATTTGATTTACCAGCATAGTAGTATGTACCATTCAATTCCTCAACTGTATCCATAATCGCCTCTGAAAAGTCGGATTTCGTATAATCATATGACTGAACACAGAGTACGCAAACAGAAATGACATTAAGAACTTTCCTAAACTCCATTTAATATTATATAGTGTGTACAACGAGACAAGAGACAACACAGGTTATAGAAATGGATAATAAAAATATTACAGACTGGATTTCTGCTGCTAGTAATTTTGCGATGGCCCTTGCAGCGATATATGCAGCATTTAACGCGAATCGTTGGTTTTCTCAGAGATCACATACTAAAGGTTTTGATAAAGCAGAAGAAATTTTATCTCAAATCGATTCTAATTTCCGTATAACTGCCGAAGGGATCAAAGAATTACATGCAACCCTTGAGTTATTAACTGCTGTTGCAAATGGAATGACAAGAGTGGATAGTACTCATATGGATAAGTATGATGAATTAATTAACTATCACAATGGTATCATTAAATCCATTGATAGATTATCGGAGGAAGTTCAATTAATAGAACGTTGGTCTATTGAAATTAAAAACGACCATCTTATACAAACAACAATTAAGCATTTGCGTAATTGCCATGTTTCTGCATCTCATGCATATAACTCAGCAAGAAGTGCGGTTTATAATGTGAATTATATTGGCATCGATGAATTTCGGACTATGTACGGTCATTTCAAAACAATTTATGCTGAATTATTAAGTGAAATTGCTGAATCTGAATCTCACTATGATGATTTTAAAAGACAAAAATTTACAAATTTCTTTAAAGTGAAATGAAAGTGTTTTATTTTCATGCATATCGATAAGGTAAATTATCTTGGAATATAGAAAAATCAATCTCACACTTATAATAACAGTTTTGGCACTTATATTTCTCATAGCTTGTGTATTATTAAAAATATTATTCTTTGGTGATGAAAAAATCGAATGGGGGTCTATAACTGATTGGATCAGTTCTCTGTCTACATTTCTTACTTTTGTTGTTGCCTGGAAAGCATACAAAGCAGCTCCTCAGTGGATAAAGTCAAAACAAAATGAAGAGGGCTTTAACCATGTTAAAAAATTAATGTCAGAATATGATGAAATTGTTTTTGGTATCGAACAACTTCATTTCGACATTTTGACTGTAAAACGTAATGATAAAAGGTATGATTTCATAGCGAATAAAATTACTCACGAAATATTACGAGCATATGATTTAAACGCAAAACTAGAGTCATGTTCCCGTTGGAATATAAAATATCCTAGCGACGTTAAAAGAGCATATTTACGACTTACAGAATATTATAGAACTTCAATGACCGTTATAACTCTAAGTAACATAATGACACCTGATCAGCCGGATGTTCTCTTGGAAAATCTTGAAAACATCAAGAACAATTTAGCGAATGATATTGAATATTTTAATGCTAATATTGAGGATATTTTTATTTTTCCTAAATAGCCTAGTGTATGCATGTGAGTCTGTAATAAATAATCAATTTGATTCTAACATCAACAGGTAGTATGTGCCTCCCCTATTACATTGTAAGGTTTACCATCACTGTGAAGTTGTGGAATGTGTAAAAGACTAGCCGCAGTACTACCATTTTTTGTAGTATGGTGATTCATTATCTATTCACTTCAAGCCAGCCAAACCGATCACCCAAACCCATAGTTAGTCATTATTACAGTTCACGTTCTTTTTCTTTGAAGCCAGATTTCATAACTTAAGTTAAACTCAAAGTATATTGAAAAAGTAGGTTGAAAATTCCTACATAAAATTTAATATATTAATACACATAGCACATTCTAAAGGATTGAAAATGGGATTTTTTTCTCAAGCAGGTAAATTTGTATCCACAATAGCTGATGAAACTCATAAAAACATAGACAATACAAATTCGAAGTCTGAAAGCACCAGCGAGCAAAGTACTAAGAACACTAAAATACTCGACGATATCCTTTCCTCACTGCCGCCAGATATATCAAGATATACAAAGAAAAAATTGACAGAAGTCATTGACTATGAACCACGCATTGGCGTTATGGGAAAGACTGGTGTCGGGAAATCATCACTCTGCAATGCAATCTTTCAACAGGATGTGTGTAAAGTTAGCCACGTAGAAGCTTGCACCAGAACTCTTGAGGAATTGAAAATTGATGTTGGTGGTCGAAAACTGACCATTATAGATCTTCCAGGTGTCGGTGAGAGTAGTGAGCGTGATGCTGAATACAAAACACTCTATGAAGAACAAATCCCTAATCTCGATTTGATATTATGGGTTATCAAGGCAGATGATAGAGCACTAGCCCCAGATGAATATTTTTATAAAAATGTAATAAAACCTCTAAATGCAGAAGAGAAAATTCTTTTCGTAATAAATCAGGCCGACAAAATAGAGCCTTCTTATGAATGGAATCAATCAGATAAAAAACCATCAAGCAATCAAATTAATAACCTTGAAGCAAAGGAAATAGATATTTATAGCCGCTTGTTTGAAACTAGTAATGGTTGTATCGCTGTTTCCGCTCCATTGAAATATAACATTGACAAGCTAGTGAAAAAAATGATTCTCAGGCTACCCAAAAAATCTAAAGCGGCAGTCTACAGTACTCTTAGAGAAGAGAATAAAACCAAAGAGGCAAAAGATGAGTCAAAAAAGGGTTTCACCGAAACCGTAAAAAACGTTTTAGACGACGTAATTGATTATGCACCTTTACCCAAAGTGGTTAAAGAACCATTAAAAAAGGTGAAAGATTATATTTGCGATAAAATATCAAGTTTCTTTGATTCATGGTTTTGAATTCCTAGATAGCATTAAAAAAGCTCAGTTAAATAAAAATGACTGAGCTTTGTATTATTTTTATAAATTACTATCCATTCATTATAGTATCCAGTACTGTAACTACCCTGCATATATCAGCCACATAATCAGTTACAGTACTTAACTGAAATCGCATCTCGTCTGATGGATTCAAATAGTGCCACATATTACGTATTTTTTTAATATCGTAATCGCGATTTTCAATAGTCATCTCAGTACCATCAGTACAGATGCGTATATCATTGGTTATATAGTGGTAGTAGTAACTGCCATCATCATATTGTTTAAATTCAATTATCATTTTGTAAACCCATAGCAATGTTTTATGGTATTTACTATAATACATCTGAGTTGTGCATTGCCTTTGGCTCATACTATTCAAAGGCAATAATATAACTTAATCTTTTGTTATGTTTTTCTCATCAACATCTTCGGTTTTTATTACATGAAAATCAGAATCAAAAAATATTATATTAGCCCCCCCAACTTTATCACCATACATTTTAATACCCAGTGATCGCTCCCCACATCTTTTAACTTTCTGACATTTTGAATTATAGTAACCAACAGATGTATATGGGCGACCATAATTATCAACCTGGTCAGTAGAGGTCATATCCCTAACAAACCTCTCCGCTCCAGTTTTAGGATTAATGTATACAGCAATCGATAAGTCATTGCTGACAGTCACTTTATTCCCTTCATTAGTTATTAAATAAAACGCAGCATTTGCGTTAGTACTCGCTATTAATAATACCGCGACTGTTAATAACTTCTTCATCTTATCCCCCAACATTTCAAGTAATCTTTTCATTTTTCTTAATGATTTCTTTTAAAGTGTCTAAAGTTAGTACCTTACTGTCCCTATGTATCATTGCATGACAATTTGGGCATAAGGGAATCAAATCACTTATAGGATCGACATTATAGTTATCACCTAGTGTATGTATTGGTTTGATATGGTGTACATGAATGAATCCTTTACCATGTTCACCATAGAACTTCTCAAAATTAAAACCACAACATTTACAGGATGTTCCATGATGGTCAATACATTCTTGCCTTGCTTGAGGATCACGCTCATATGAGTTTACTATTACTTGCGTTTTAGCTCCCTCAATGTATGTTTCCGCTGATGGGATTTCATTTGGAAAATAGCTTTCAGTGAAATCCGCATACCATATACCATTTTCTTTACGCAAATATCTTTTATTCAACTTCCGTTCGAAGTCTTCAATCACTGCAACATCCGGGTTATCTTCTCTCTCTGAAAAAACCATATAAAAGGTAAAAAGTTCATAGCCCCTTTCGATATATGATATATGTTCCAAGGCTTGGGTGTATCCTGGTTGCTTTTTGTTCTTGGCACTAAGTTCCCAATCTTCCTTTAAGATTACGTCCCGCTCTTTATCACTCTCAACATCCCATGCACCGAAAATCACCATCTTCTTTTCGTGATTTACAAATGACCAACTCCAAGTCCAGTTATTGCAAGTCGCACCGTGACTGAGGATGAATTGTTTCCTGTTCATTTTAGTATCCTTTTAAGTACTTCAATCTGAACATCGCCCTACACATTTTCACATAGTCTAATGCTCATTACATAGACAAACAATATGCCGGATCAATGGATTCGTTTCATGTCTTGATTGAAAATTTCACCATCATGCCGGGAAATGATCAGATGGGATATCGCTTCGCTCTTGGATGTACTGACTGAGTACATATTAGGAGGCTTAAACAGCCGACGACACGCCTTTGTACAGCGAAATACTTTAGGCCGTAAGGCCGACCCCGTATTACTATTTGTACTTATTAGTACATAAAGAGAAAATATTATGATGTACTGAATCTGGCGAGGTACGAGCGAGTTCAGTACATCATAATATAGCCGCGAATGAGCGGAGCGAATTCGTGTGCTATCTTAATTATATAAAGGGATATAATCTCGATAAGGCGGTACATACCGCCTTATGTCGTAACACTGCGTACATCAAACGGGCTTGCCCGTTTTCCTGTACTTGTTTTACGCCCTTCGGTCTTAATTTGTCTCCTTTTATTACCTAACAATATTAGATAGTTTTTAGAGACATATTTATGATCAACGTAGTGAATTATACTTAGATACAAAATGCAATCGTTGCTGTTCATTCAGTTGTAATTGTGCTTTTTTATTCATCCACTTATTGAATGACTCAATTGTTGGAAATTGCTCTTTAGTAATTCGTTGATATGCTTTTTTCTGTGAAGTACTTAAGTTCAATGGCAAGAATGTACTAACTGGCTTAGCACTATTCGTTACCTCAATAGCTAAATCAATAAAGATTGGTGTATCAGCCAATGATAGTGCCTGTTGCTTATCGAACACATAGATATCTACTACTACATCGCTCTCGTAGTCACGTAGTTTTGTACGTTGTATAAATTGATATAGTTCTTCATTCTCTCTTGCTTGTACTATCTGCTTGTATGTTAGGCCAAACATTAATTCACATTGTTTTACTTCTACATTAGAAGGTTTGAGTGAACTTAACCAAACGGCTTTTGTGTAGTTCTTGTAATCATTAATACCCCGGCTTTTAGGTGGTACATACTTACCGTTAAGTACTTTTTCGTTTTGGTCACTATTCACGGTAAATATGTAATCAGTTAAATTACTTCTTATCCACTCTAAAACCTTCTCAAACTGCTCAGGTGAGTTTGAACGTAGTGAGGCAGTTAATGGTACATCACTAAAGTAATGTACTCTCATACGCTGCTGTAGGGGTACTGAACGCTCTCTCAGTTTTATGGTAGTACGTTCAAAACTTTCAGGTGATGATAAGTACACAAGTGTGTTCTCAAAATCGTTAGCCATAAACGTAATATCAAGCCCAATGAAACGTTTCAAGTTCACCCAAGACATTACTTGAAGCTGATCTTTCTCTTGTTTGTACTGATTAGTACCGCCTACTTTCTCAAAGAAACGTGCATTGAAAAGAAAGTGATCGTACTGCTTAACGAAAGAAAATGCTTTGGCCGCATTTTCAAGTACTACATCATTGAATTCCGTAACTGGTTTAGCCGTAACATGATTATCACCAATTGCTTCAAAGCTATGAAACAATTCATTCTCAATTAGTGATTTCTGGTTGGTGTTTGGTGTTGCGAAGTCATGGAATGATACAACATCATCTAGATATATCTTCCACTGTCGAAGTAATGATAAATCAGTTATACGCAAAAATGATTTATCAGTGATAAGTAACACTCTACAAGTTGGATTTAATAAAAATTCATATAATTCTTTTTCCACACTTTCGGTACAGCTTTTGGACGTAATGATCTTTGATACAGTACCTAAGTCGTTATGTGTCTGTTCGACTAATTGTAATGTACCTTGTACGATGATATACCGATCATAAGTACGCAATATCTGTTGTATTAGTGTATGTGTCTTACCACTGCCGCAATCTGAACTAATGTACTTTAATTTTTTATAAATAGTCATGTAATATCTCCATTTGTATTAAAATAGCCAGCCTTCCCGCTGGCTTTTTTATTATTTTGAATAGTTGTAAAGTACTGAACTTAACTTTGTGTAATTTGAGTATTGGTTAGATAAAGCTAAACACCTTTCTTTTCGTGCAAGTACATATTCGTCATGTGCTTCTTGTACTGTAGGATATGTACCTAATTTTATTATTACCCCATTGATAGAAATTTGGGCCTGATACCCTTTATGATTTTGTACAACTCCCTTCATTAATGATGTGCTGAATGTTCGAAACAACTGATTTACTTCATTAGGTACGAACAAGCAGGTGTCTGGACTGTATATAGTACCTGATAGAAGGTCTTTATCTAATTGCCATCCGTTTTCATAGTTCGGTTCGAACCAAGCATAAAAATTACTAAATGCATACCAGTCGTCACGAATATTCACATTAGTGTAATTTTTGCTATGTTCAACTCTGTAATGCATATTCTGCCAATACCTGTATGCCTCTTTATATAGTTGGTATTGATTACGTGTTTCTTTCAAATCATTTATCTTTGTCATTGTATATATTCCTTTATATTAAAGCACTTCAATCCTTGAAGTACTGATTACTTACTATCTAATATTATATGTTGGTTAATTAAGTACTGAATGGCTCCTGAAATGCTGTTTGCTTTCCCATCATTAATTATTTTTTGTAGTGCTTCATGTTGAGTATTGTTAAGGCGTACTCCTACGCCTAGAGTTTTTTGCTCTTTCATATATTTTCCTTGTTCACATTTTTTTGTATTTTTCCGACAAAAAACACCCTAACATTGCGTTAGGGTTATAAGCGGAGATTTATCTTGCGATATGAGTATAAGACATAAATCAGTTTTGTTTCAGGAATGATTTACTTCTTATTATCTTTATTAATTATTTTTGTCACGCATGGGCTTATAATTCGAAATATTAATACTAAGATAAAAAAACTATTATTAATGGATACAGTATTAAAATATATAACAAACCAGCAATAAACTCTTTTAATAAACACAACATATATTAATCTCCAATTGAATTACATTGTATTTATCATCAAGTATAAAAAAGCCCCCTTAATGGAGGCTAATTGACTGCTACAATTAGGACATAGATTAAGCTTCAAGTACTTTGAATATGAATGAATAGGTTCTAATGATTTTTGAGTGATGCTTGAAGCTAATACTAGATTCTTTAATCTAAAGATTCCCCACGTTCGAATGCCTCATCAGTCATTCTTTTAATTTCCTCTTCGGTATATTCATCATTTTTGGTTGGATCAACAGTATCCCCACTTTCTACATCATAAAATGCTACTGCCTCTTTGAATATTGTGACTCCCTTTTCATCTTTATACATAACAGGTATTTTTCGTGCTTTCATTTCATGTACTTTCGGTTTCAT